CGGCCAAGAAGGCAAAAGGATTGTCTTTCAAGACTCGGATAAGCGCCACGCTGACCTGAGGGTAAGGTTAAGACACGACGGCCTCACACAGATTCAATTTTTTCAGGCCATGATAACGGGTTATTTGAATAGTGATGAGAGAATAATTGATTATGTGACTGATGTAAAGCTGCAGTTGGCCAAACAAGGTAAGGGAAGAATAAAAAAGACCCGTAATTTGATACGCTCCGGAGACGACATAAAAGACTTGTTTAATCTGGATGAAAAAGAGACAGAAGATTTATTTGATATAATAGCAAAGGAGTTGCCCGATTTATGAAAGAAGATGGACTGACCAGCTGCGCGAGAGAGTGCTTAAAACAGGATAGGTCCTGCAAGGAGACCGACTGTAGAAAGTGGATAGACTACGAAGAAGATAACAACTGTTGTTTGATTTCTATTCGCAACAATGACGGAGAAGGTCTGACCCTTATGGAAACAGGAAAGAGAATAGGGCTCAGTTTTGTTAGGATAAGACAGATAGAACAACAAGCGATAAAGAAGCTTTCCAAATTAGTATAAAAAACTATCTTTTTTACATTTAAATATACTATTTACTTGTGAAATATAGTATAGTGTAAGATATTTCTTTACTAAAATTAACTGCTAGGAGAACTATAATGAGTAAGAAAACACTGCTTAACGAGGCCACGATCCGCCGCTTCGCTAAATTGGCAAAAATTCCTGTTATCAACTTGAGAGAAACTCAGGTAATTGATGAAGAAGAGGAACTCGAAGAGAACGAGGAAGCCATCGAGGAAGGTCCCAAAGACGCCTACAAGCCAGGTGATGACTGGGAGTCTAATCCTTTCCGCGAAGGCCAGGACGACGGCTCTGTTACGGAGCAGGAGCTTCCCCCTGAGGAGGAAGAGGCAATGCCAGAGCCAGCAATGGATGAGCCACCAATGGAAGATCCAGGCATGGAGATGGAAGACCCCGCTGATGCTGACGAGGCAGGTGGAGAGGTAGAAGCAGAGGTTTCTATTCCAGAGTCCGACGTCGAGGCACTCCGAACAGCGCGCGAAGTCATTGACCAGATCTTGGGCGCCGCTGACGACGAGCCAGCAGAAGAAGAGCCAGCAATGGACTTGGACGCCGAAGAGGTTCCCGCTGAGCCAGCAATGGACCTGGGTGCCGAAGAGGAAGAGGAAGACGCTCTGATGGAGCTTGATAATGATAAGCTGCAGGAGATGGTTGACAGAATAACTGCACGAGTCTCAAAGCGAATTATCAAGGAAGCTCTTTTGAATAAGATCAAGAAAAACTAATTTTTTCATTGACAAATTCATCAACATAATATAACATATGTAATATGTTAACTTACTTTTTATGGTTCCTAGCAGGGGCCCTCACACACAAAGCATTAAACTATATACTTTCTTTGGGTTACGAAAGACTCCTCATAGAGGAGTCTTTGTCACAGGTTGCCAGAATCTATAAGGCGATCGATGCCGACGTAACCAGTGCAGTACTCTTTAAGCATAAAAATCTACTAAAGTCAGATCTTGACAGAAAAATTATTAATGATATTCTCGCAGGAGACAAAGAATTTCTTGTAAAATGGAAGAGCACATTATTTATTAATGTGGTGGCAGTTGTGCCTCCTAAGTACTTGAAGAAGTTGCCTCACTTCTTGTTCGACAAGAATGCGAACTTGGATGAGGTTATTACTAAATTAGAGGAGAGGAAGAGAGATGAACATTGAAGCAGTAGCGTGGGGCGAAAAAACAGAAGCCGGCGATTCTATCATGTATAAAATGCAGGCTGTAATCAAAGGAAAGAGAGAAAAGAATCGCCTAATAAAGGAACTCGTTGACTGGAGGCCTTGTGGAGAGGGTTACGACCCAACAGAGGAAAAGACGATAGTCATATATATGAGGAAATTCAAAGATAAAAATTCTTGGGTTAGGTTTGCAAAAACACTTTCCTTCCCAGTGGACGAGGTAAACAACAGAACAGGCAAAAGAAGGACTATCAATGCTAGAAGAAGAAAATAAGAAGATTAGCGATGAGGATGCGTTCGACCGCGAGGAAGATAAGCAGATCGTCATCATCAACAATATCGAACCACCTAGGACGGAAGAAATTAGGTCATTTTCTCTGTATGGGGACATCAGTGAAAAGATGTGCGGAGACGCAGTTTCGACTCTTTTATACTTTTCAGAAAATGCAACAACAGTTGCATACGAAGACCCTGAAGATCCGGATTCGAAGCTTATAACCGTACAGAACCCGATCAAGATGCTGGTGTCCACTCAGGGCGGCAGCGCATCTGAAATGTTTTCGGTTTATGATACAATGAGGCTTGTAAGAGAGTCATGTGACATAGAGACATTTGGTGTCGGCAAAGTAATGTCAGCCGGCGTCCTTTTGTTGGCTGCCGGCACAAAGGGTAAGAGAAAGATCGGTCAGAACTGCAGAGTCATGATTCATGGCGTGATGGGTGGTTTTGGCGGCTCACTGACAAATATGGAAAACGAAATCACAGAAGTGAGATGGATTCAGGAGAGGTACATCAGTTGTCTCGCCGCCGAATCAAACTTAACCGTGGCTAAGATCAAAAAGATGCTAAAGAGGCAGGTAGACGTCTATCTTTCTGCAGAAGAAGCTGTTGAATTTGGTATAGCCGATGAGATAGTGTAGTACTATTTATATAGAGGAGTTTTATTATGTCTGGTTTTGATGATTTAGTTGAGAGGTACAGAGAAAAGAGTAAGGTCCAAGACATCCTTTTCGAGATGATTGAGTCTGTTTTGAAGAATGGGGAACACCTCCTCGAACAGGATGAGCAGCCTGCTGGGGCAGAGAAATTTGCTATACCGAAGCTTAGAATCACAGAGGCCTGGGGCGAGCCTGAGTCCGTAGACAGGGAAATTATCGAGAAATATAGTAGAAACGTACCGGGAGCAACACTTACGGAAAAGCTAAGGCATCTGTCGGGCGTCGTTTCCGGAGAGGTCCAAGTCGGCGACGTTAGCGGTATACTATCAACACTTGTCATGATCGAAGTTCTCAGTACAATTCTGGCAGATTATACTGAGTCTGCAGGCGGCTTTATCTTTGAGGGTTTTTTGGCTGGCTTATTTGGGGATAGTTCTGTACAAGTTACAGATGTGGGCGACTCCACTGGTGAGGCAACGGGAAAGCCAATAACGGATGTTATATTGGGAGACAAGCATTATTCTCTTAAATTGTTGGGCCAGGCAACCGAGGTCAAGGGATCCTTTTTCAACATGGTCGAGCATTTTAAGGCGGAGGATCATGTTGCTTATTTGGACGCCCGCCGGGTGGGCAAAGACCAGGGTCTTGAGTTTGGAGAGTTTCTAATTACAAGAGACAATTTTCTTGAAATATTTGTAACACCGTTTTTAAAGCAGGTCTATAAAAAAGAGCCCGAAACTTTTGAAAGTGCAGAAGATTTTCAAAATCTTTTAAAAAGCCTAATACAGGACACAATGGCGATAAAGAAAATTTCACTGGGTAAGCCTGGGGTGATCCCGTCCAGGCCAAAAGAAAAAACCTTCGAGTTTTCCCCTGCAAAGGGCGCAGCAGTTGAACTAGAGGAGGCGAAATTAAGTGGCGAAGGTATGCAAAGCCTCCTAGGAGCCGTAATTAACATGGACACTGAGTTGCTCCAGGGGTTTGGTCCATTCACCATTGTTTACGCAGAGGCCAAGTTTGAAGGAACAAAGGCGGAAAAACTATTTGGATCTATGGCAGTTGTGGATCAGCTACAGAGGGCAATAGAATCAGGAAACAAGCAAGAGATTATAAAGTCTCTTATGATCACCCCCGGATATCAAAACAGAGAACAGTTCCTATTCACCAGGGGCCAGGCAGAAAGTATAGCTAATTTTCAGGTTATAGCGACTCTACCGCTGGGAAGAGACGCCTTGGAGAAAGCCTGGTCTCACTACGCAGAACTGTTGAACAGTACGATTGCCCCTGTTTATAAGTTTCTTGGGCAATTTGATTCTAATATTACTAACTATTTTACTGGCCAAGGTGAAGGTGAGCGAAAGCTCCATGCTATAGCGGCCAAAGCTGATATCGATGGACTAAAAGAGGCCACAGATGAAGCAGTTAGTACAATCTCCGGTGCTGAAAAATAATCAATTCACTACTTGACAAACCATCAAATAATGCTTATAATATATAAAAGAAAGTGAGGATTTCATGTCAAAGCATTTCTCTTCTAAGAAAGAGTTACACAATAAAATTTTAAATGGAGTTACAAAATTAGCTGACAATGTTGCATCTACATTGGGCCCCCGAGGCAGGAACGTGATCCTGCAAGAAAACGGCAAGATGCCCATCATCACAAAGGATGGTGTTACCGTTGCGAAATTTGTAGACTTAGAGGATCCCATCGAAAATGCGGGGGCACAAATTGTTAAGCAGGCGTCTGCTAAAACAAATGTTGACGCTGGAGATGGAACAACTACTTCGACGGTCTTAACAAGAGCCATCTTCGAAGCAGCTCAGGCTCATATTGATTCTGGGGCCAGCCCAACAGAACTAAAAAGAGGGATCGACAAGGCTGTCGTCTCAGCCGTAGAGGATTTGAGAGAGAGGTCTAGGCCAATTGCGACTGCTGAGGATATTTCACACATCGCCACAATTTCCGCCAACAATGATAAGAACATTGGAGAGCTTATTGCTCTGGCAGTGGACAAGGTGGGAAAGGACGGATCTATCACCATCGAAGAGGCAAACTCTGTCGACACAAGTCTAGATCTTGTGGAAGGATTCAGGTTTGATTCCGGATTTGCAGCCGGCGCATTTGTGACTGATACGAGAAGAAGCGTGGTCCGTCACGAGGATGTGATGTTGTTCATTACAGACTCTAAAGTTGAGAAGGTCGACCAGATTTTGCCTGCTTTGGAAATTGCAGCCAGAGAGAACCGCCCCTTGTTGATTGTCGCAGACGCAGTTGAAGGCCAGGCCTTGGCGGCTTTGATTATGAACACAGTGCGCGGCTCTATGAAGGTTGTGGCAGTAAAGGCTCCAAGGTACGGTGAAGATAGAAGAAATATCATGTCCGACCTAGCAGCAACCACTGGTGCAAAGTACTTTAGAAAGTCAGCGGGCGACGACATTAAAGATGTTTCTCTTGTCGATTTTGGCACAGCCAGAACTATTGAGATTAGTAAGAGCATTACCACCGTCGTCGACGGCGGCGGATCTTTGGATGCCATTGATGAGAGAGTCAACCAAATCAAGGAGGATTTGGAAAGGACAGACTCTATGTATGAGGCTGAAATCCTACAAGAAAGAATCACAAGATTGTCTTCAGGAATTGCCATCATCCGCGTCGGAGCACCAACACAGGTAGAAATGATTGAAAAGAAGCATAGGATCGAGGATGCCCTTGAAGCGGTGCGCTCTGCACAGCAAGAGGGGATTATTCCGGGTGGTGGTATCACACTGTACAGAATCTCGAAAAACCTAAAAACGAAAACTTCTAGTACGGAGCAAGATCTCGGAGTGGACATCGTTAGGCATGCCCTTTGTGCACCGCTGCAAACTATGTCAGATAATTCTGGTCTAGAATTCGGAACAGTTATATCGAAGATCGAGGATGCTTCGCACCCGGACATTGGTGTCAATTTCTTGACAGGCGAGACAGTAAATCTGTTTGAGACTGGGGTGCTTGATCCCGTGAAAGTTACCCGCTGCGCTCTGCAAAACGCGGCCTCGGTAGCAGGAACTCTGATAACAACAAATTATGCTATTATTGAGTAATTGTTGCAGACTATCAGGTTTGTAAACACTAGTTAGCTTACGGAGGGTTCATCAATATGTCTGATATCGAAATCAAGCTCGATCGCCTGTGTGTTGGCATCGAAGTAATCAAGGAGAAACAAGAAGAGATGGCTGAAGACTGTGCAAAGATAAAAGAGGCTGTCTATAATCCTGATGAGGGCCTTTACGCCCGCCTCCGAGCCCTTGAGGCGTGGCAGAATACATCATCAAAAATGATCTGGACTCTATTTACAACGGTCGTCGGCCTTGTCGGCGCTTTTATTTTGAAATCTTTAGGATAAAATGTGGCTTACAGCAAAGAACAGGCAAAAAGATATCTTGACACAATTGAGAGTTTTTTGTATAATGAGTATTCAATAGTTGTTGAATATGGTGCCGATCTGGCTGATTGTTATTATCAAGATGACCAAACAGTAGAAATAAATTCTAGACAAAATTTAAATAGTAGGGTTCATAGCTTGCTTCACGAGGCAGGTCATGCTATAATAAGGATGAGAACTGAAGACTCTTGGAGTGAGGTGTTCCCATACATGAAAAATCAAAGTGGCTTTGTCAAAGGAAACATCAGGCACAGACTAGACGTTTTTAGGGAGGAGGTCTTAGCCTGGGAAGAGGCGGCAACCTTGGCGTCCAACCTCTCCTTAGAGTTGGATCAAGAGGTTTTCGCCAGACACAGAACTGCTGCTCTAAAAACATATAGTGATTGGATTTAATATGAAAGTAAAAATAGCATATACAGTTAATTTGGAAGAAGTTCCAAGCAAAACAGACCCTCTCATTGAGGATTCCTGCAAGCTTGTTGAAGAGGTAAGAACGCGCCTACAGGCCTTAAGAGAAGTTCGAGAAACTTCCATAGAGAAGGCCCTCAAGGAAGTAGAAGACATAAGAAGATCAATGATGGACATCGATCTTGCTTTGTCAGATTGCGACTCAATGCTGGCAGGGTACCTTCAAGCGTTGACCGCCATGGAGGAACCATCCAGTGATGATTAAGCTAAGAGAGGTATTCAAGCATCAGAACCCAGGTGTCAATTCGAGATATGGCACAAGAGATATTTTTGTTAATCCTGATCATATTGCCTATATCAGGCCCAATAATGATCCCACCTTAAACGAAAACTTCGCCACAGAAAGCTTCTGCTCTCTTCTTCTCAATGATGAGAGGATAACCGTTGTAGGCACCGTAAAAGAGCTGCAGGATAAGATTTTTAAGGGAAAGGCTCTTCTTCATGGCTAATAGATATATTGTTTACGGAAGAAGGACGTGTCCCTATTGTGTAAAGGCAGTAGATTTGTTGGAATCCAGAGGAGAAGAGAATATCTTTTTTGATTTCTCTGAGGACCCCGAAGCCATCACGGACGCAAAAAGATTCTACAAGGTGGACACAGTCCCTATCATCATTCAGAATAATAAGATTTTTGGTAAAACTACATTAATTGGTGGATATTCAGAATTGGAGGAGTTTTTCAATGATTAAGTGTGAGTTGGTCCCGATCCTATCTTCAGAGTCTAGCAATACCAAGCCGCGATTCGGTCGTTATCATGGTAGTTGCTTCTGGGACGTTAAGAACTTTGGGTCGAAGAAGTGGGTCGTCGCCGCTTATATTAAGGTTGAAGATTCCTCGCTTCTTGAAGGGGCAACGACGGAAATGATCGCTCGCGGTTGCGTCGAGTACCTAAACCAGCCCCCTCCGCGCAAGAAGTATGCCAAGCGGATCCCGAAACCAAAGTATGGCGCCTTGGAATATTATAGTGCCAGGATAGTCGAAAAGGAGGACGGGAAATACATCTCAGCCCTTCTGGTAACGGACACTAGAAAAAACAAGCTATTTTGGGGCAAAGGTAAAAATGTCTGATTCATCTCAGCCTACAGGAGTGTTTGATCTCAAAAGGGAAGAAGTGGAAGACTTCTATAGAAGAGCTGATTCTTTGATGATTCGAGCAGATGAACTCTTGTCAGATTATTATAGGGATAAGCTCAAGCTGGGAAAAAAGACGATACACAAGATATGTGAATTGTATGCAAATGCGTCGGCACTTAGAAATATGCTAGACAGAACATTCAAAATAGAAGAAGCCCCAGAAAACGCCATCTTTAGAATAAAGTCAGAACACGTCACCGCGCTAATGGCCTTTATCATGGCCCTGATGGACACAAAGGCTAGCCTGATTATAAGCAACATTAGTCTGAAAGAGCATTGAAATGAGCCAGGCCTTGTTGCTGGGAATTATCATATTCATGATAGGTCAAGTGGGGGGATGGTTTCAATTGAATTCCCAATACATGTGGGAGTGGTGGGCCGACCGACCGATCACCTCGGCCATTGTGTTCGGGGTGCCGACTAGTATGTCGTTTTGGTATGCTTGGAGAATGATCGCGGGAGCGACAGACTCTGTGTGGACAGCCCGCTTTATAGGTTCGGGCACAGGATTCCTTATATTCCCAGTCCTTACTTGGTTCTGTTTGGGTGAAAGTATGTTTACATTCAAGACAATGTCTTGCCTCTCTCTTTCAGTCATTATCATTTTAATTCAAATCTACGCTTAACTTTAAAAGCCATCCGGATTGGGTGCCTTTTGTTTATGTGTTGACTAATTATTATAAAAAAGGTATAATCTTTTTATGAACTTCAACTCTATCTGGAAATCCTATCTCAACGAAGAAAAAGAACTTGAACTGCTTGCTGAAGCGAGAGTCAAAGACATCAAGAAAAAGTATCCCGTCCTCGATAAAGCAGGATGGATAAAGTATGGCCGTAGCCAAATTGAGGACATTCTCGGCCCCAAGGGAACTTCAAAGTATCTGATGTGGTTCGCCAGGGAGCTTTACAAGAACTTCGAAAGTGATATCGAAGATAATCCTGAATGGACGGGGACCGGAGATGATGAGGTTGACGACGTAACCGAGGTGGCTAACGCTCTGCTTGAGGCGATTATGGCATTTCAAGAAAACCAGCAGAGAATGGAAGAGAAGGACATCTACAAGTTTCACGCTGGTGAACTACAGTCCGCCCTATCTAAGTTGGGCCTGTCTTCATCGCAACTGAAGGCAAAAGAGAAGGCTGCAGCGATGGAAACCACAGAGATCGTCTATGACGAGAACGGCATCTTCGCCGTCCGTCCGCTTGACGAGGTCTCCTCTTGTTATTTCGGTAAGAACACACGCTGGTGCATCTCTGCGACACAATCTCAAAACTACTTCGATCAGTACACCACCGACCAAAAGGCCTTCGTAATGGTAAGATTTGATGGTATTCCTGCTAGTCATAGTATGCACAAGCTGGCTCTTGTCTATGATAGAGAGGGCAACCTTGAAGAGGTTTTTGACGCTCCTGACAACAGTCATAGTGATATCATCGTTTATCAAGCTGCAGCCCTCCACTTCGGTGAAGAGGACTACGAGCTAATCGAAGACGAAGACAAGGAAGAGAAGATCAATGAGATCGCATCCGACATCATACAATATGGATATATGAATGTTCTAGATAATCCTCCAGATCCTACAACCGGCTGGGAAAAGAAAGCACGAGAGATAGAGCAGTCATATGAGGGCAAAATCGAACACGCCAGTTATGGTTTTGAAATCGACGATTACGGCGAAGACGCGTCTTATCTTACTTTTTATGGAAGTTTTAGTATTGAGCTGGACAACGAAATCTTTGAGGGCGGAAAATACACCATGCCGTCCGGCTGGCAAGCTGAAAACATCCTGACGCGAGCGTTGGTAGACAAGATGTCGGAAAGCCAGATCTACTTTGAGGAGATCGATCTTAGCGACCATAGCGGCGTTACAACTTTTGATCTTAGATTTTCGACAGAGAATTATGAATACAACCCAGGTGGTTACGACAGTTTCCTAGACAATATACAATACACAGAAAGAAACTACAAAGCGATCAGAAGAATAATCTTGAAGTATCTTGCCGACGAAGAGTATATCCAGCCCGGTGTTTTCGACACATTCAGAACGACACTGGATGATGTAAGACAATCTCTGAGCAATTTTGTGGTTAGTGACCTCACAGATTATGTTGGCGAGGAAGAGATACGATTTGAAAACAAGTCAGGCATCCCAACAAGTATTCCCGATCGAGACTTTCTGCGGTTCATCGCCGATCGTGCGGCACAGATAGGCAAGTGGAAAAATCCAGAATTAACAAAAATTGTGATATCGAAGCTGCAAGATCTTAATCAGGCAATACAGACTTATCTAGCACAACAGTTGGAGCTACCAATAAACGACCTTCCGCCAAGAGTGGTGCAAGACTTATCAATCCCAAATTCTTTAGAGGTTAGTATCTATGGCGGAACCGGGTCAAGCACCATCGACGCGTACGTAAGAGTCTCTCTCGATAATCCAGAGGCAGACCAAGAAGAACTTGAGTTGGGTCTAAACATTGTGAAGTTTATTGATCAAAACTATGATAAAGTGTCTCAAGCAGTAGTAGAGGCCGTTGACGAGCTTGTTCAGCTACAGGTTTCAGCCCAAAGAAAAATGGAAGAAAGCTTCCCTGAAGAGACAAAACAATTCATAGCTTTCGCCAAAAAGTCCAACAACAGGGATGTTCAGGATCTTTTAGCCAGGATACCAAACTATACGCGCGCCACTTACAGCATCTCCAAAGGCTGGGCCGGCGGCCGATCCAGAGCTGAAAATGTTAGTATTGGAGAGTATGTATATAATATGGTAAGATCTAATATTCTCCGGAATGTGCACAGATACTTGCAAGAGCCCGATCCGAAAACTGGTGAGGTTATGGTCATCCCCGGAGACACAGAACATGCCTTTGAAGTATATGTTCCCCCTTGGGACATGGAAGGCCTGACGGCCCTCACGCGTGAGTCTACAGGCGTACAGTCAGAGATAGACGGGTACTTCAATAGGATCGACGAAGAGAAGGGTCGCTCCCGCCAGAGAGGCGTATACAAGTTTTATTGTATGATAGGATATCAGGTGGTTGAATCCGGTGACAAGCAGAGGGGCCTAGACGATATTTTGGGAGACATAAGGGCGATACCGGGTGTGACAATCGTCACGGTAGTGGTATCAAATAGGAGAATAGCTAAACAGAGATATATTTCAGGACTTTCTATAAAATTTATACCTAGTCTTCCCGGTGTCATCGCCTCTCCCGAAGACGCAAAGTCCAGAATAATCAAGACAGTAAAGAGAATTCAAAACGTAGACAGAATATTTAAAATATCAACCTCATTTGAAAGAATTGAATAATGGTCAAAACAGTTGAAGAGGCCAAGCGAAGGGAACTTTACGAAGTCATTAAGGAAGTCCTTGGTGATGATTATATCTATTTAAAATTTACAAAGATCAATATAGAAGAATGTTATGAGTCAGAAGGTAGCTCGCGAATCCGTGGGGACCTGCAGGAGACCCAAGCTAGCGTGGTTACAGTCGCCAGCTTGGATTCATATGGGTGCGGGGTTTTGGATGCCGTATTCAACGGAATACTGGACCATTACTTAGAAGACTATCCCTCTTTGGGAAACGTATCCTTTGTCGGGTTCGGTGTGAGTCCAAACTTTTCAACCAAGAAGGCGTCCGGCGCAGATGCAGAGGTTGAAGTGACAATGCAATTGTCTAATTCCTCTAATAGTATTATGACCTTTCGCAATACCGGAAAGTCGTTTGTAAGAGCATCTGTCTTTGGTTTAACTCAGGCAATGGAGTTTTACATCAATTCGGAAAAGGCCTTCAGACAACTCAGGTTCCTGATTGAAGATGCGTCAAAGCGCAACAGGGGAGATGTGAAGCAGGCATACGTCTCAAAAATATCAAAGATAGTCAAGGTCACATCGTATGAAAATATCTAAAACATTTGATTTGAAAACGGCGTTTCTTGCAGCAATCTTCACGGCGCTGATATTTGCAACTAAGAATCTAAATGACCACCAGGCCAAAAACCCAGAGGAGCCCTACTGTCTAGAAAATGAATAAGTTTTATCAAATCGTTGTAATTTTATGGATTCTCTGCTTAATTACTTTGTACGCGGTTGCACACCAAGGCTACAAGGAAATAGAGGCACAGAGAGAAGTTGAACGTATGGACAAGAGAACCAAACCTTCAGGTAGGTGATTTGGTATATCACCTTTTATACGGGCGCGAGTGGATGGCGATGGTGATGTCTGTTGATAATGAGCAGGTGCAAAACGGATTGGACAAAAAGGTTAAAAAGACCCTAGTTAGGATAGTACCCGGTACCGAGTTTGTGGATTTTTTTGATTCTCGTCCCCCGGTGAGTAAAAAGGATTCCAATTGCGGTTGGATATCCAATCATTGGTTGGTTAAGTTTGCTGATTTCTCTTGAAAAATATCCACTACTGTGGTAGAGTATAGAAATGAAAAACATATTAAACACAATAAAGAATGAAGCCCCAAGATTCCTTCAAGTCTTCTTTCTCGTGGCCCTTGGCTATGCGATGAGCTACTACCTTCATGTATACACTGTCTCTGAACGTCTCGGTATACCACAAAAGTGTATAGCGCAGCACAATTTTATGATTACCTTGATAGGCAGGCTGCAGGAGACGGAACAAGATCTAGATTCAGTCGTTGAAAAACTAAACGAGTGTGGTATTGCACTCTTGGACTGTGGAGAAGAAGAATGATAATTACCGCGTGTACACTTTTTATCGTAAGTTTGTCTGGTGCTGGATTTCTCACCGGTCCATGT